GTAAACCTATAAAGAAAAACACTTATCACCAGTTTGCAGCGAAGAATTCACTTATGGATATTGTGAAAGAACAAAGTAAAGATTTCACAACGGTGACTGAATACCCTGTGAACATTGAATTACATATTTACCGTGACTCAGATAGGCGCATGGATGTCGGTAATGTGAGTGTCATTGAGAAATTCACTACTGATGCACTTGTACAACAAGGTATACTCATAGATGACAGCTGGAAGTACATAAACAGTATCACAATGGTCATGGCAGGGTTAGATAAAGAAAATCCGAGAGTGGAGTATATCATACAGGAGAAACAAAATGTTGAAGCTCCTGTTTAAACACTGTGTGGCCGAGTTAGCTCTTAATACGGCCTTCCGTACCCTACAGCATAATTTCACCACTGAGCCTGCTCCTAGCCGCTTAGAACAGCTTGTAAAAGACTTAGGTACATATGAGAACGTATATGTTGATGCAGAAGAGTATAAGCTGCTGGAAGAGTTCATGGTTGAGTTTGATGTAGTGTACTTTGAGGGTGATAATGCATTAATATACGATTGTAGTACATGACTTTATGGTGGCACTGGGATGGTTTTGTTTGTTTGTGTCTGTTTTCCCACCCCGGTGTCGCCAACTTTTCTTATTTACAATGTTCCTCATATATGTTAAGTAACATAGCCACTAAGCCAGGATTACTCAGGTATTTCTCATCCCTAAGTGATACCCATCTTCCCATTAACTCAGGGTCAAGGCGTAGGTTTAACTGTAATAGTTTTGAGTTTTTCACCGTTGTAGCTTTTATTTTTTCTTTCATTTTATTTCTCCTTGTAGTTAAAAAGGTAATTCTTCAGTATCAGTATCCGTATCACCGTCTGCATCTTCAATTTCAATTTCTAAATGTTCCATTATGAGTTCAACATTCATTTCCGTATCACAAATTTTTAATACGTTATCAAAAACAGCATCTTTAACATCTCTAATTTGTCTTTTAACGTCTGTAACCTGTACGTCAAGCTCATCTAACCTCTCAGTAGTGGTATTATTTTCATATGCTTTTAGTTGTTCCTTGACAAGCTCATTAACAATAGGCGCAAGAAGTTTAGCCACAAAAGAACGAACGAACGAGTTTACTTTTGTTTTAGCAGTATTTCTACCTTGGCCAATACGTTTACAGGCGGAACGTACAATAACCCAGGGTAAACTTAAGAAATAAAGAGCAATATTACATAGAGACGTATATACAGCTTTAAATTCAGAACGTACATTTAATTCATTATTATCGGTGGTTTTATTGTCTTTAACTGAGCGTACAACTTTAAATTTAAGGAAGCATTTACGGCCTTTAAAACCGATAGTACATAGGTATTCATATCCACCTACAATAATTTTACCGTCATCTGTATGAGCGGCTAACATGTCTTTTAATGTTTTCTCAGCAATGGTGGTGGTACTGTGTGATACTCCTACCTCTGTCAGCTCTGATAATAAACTATGCAACCACTTAGGGCTATCTACTAAGGCTTTATAACGAGCTGTCTGTTTATATTTTGGTAGTGATTTAGTGTCTTGTGTTTTCATTTTTTATTCACCTTTGTTATGTCTATACCTATAATATAGATTATTCTAGATGAATGTCTACTTTTTTTTATTTTTTTTTTATTATGTTATAAACTACAGTGTATAATACAAATTATATACACTTGAAAAACCTATATTACAGTTAACATGCAAAGGAGAAAACATGCAGTTACAACCAGAAAAAACATATCTCATCAGCGGTCAAGCAGTCCAAGCGATTGTGTCACAGTTGATGCAACTACCAAGACACACTGAGTCACAGTGTAGAGTGATTGAGAATATACTTTCACAGAGCTTAACTGAAGTACCTGAGCCTACACCTGAAGAAGAAACTGAAGGTGAAGTAGACACACTATAAGGAGAACCCCCACATGGAACACATTATTATCAACAAAAATCTATTTAAAGCTCGCTCATTTGAGCAACTTTTCGATGAACATGAAATCGATGAGAAACTTGCGATGAAGATACAAGCACTGCCACTAGCGAACGTCATTGACGGTTATGTGGACATGGGTGACACCAGAATGCTTACTTTCAAGAATTTCATCAAGGAAGAATTTGGTGACTACACACTTGAAGATGTACTACTCACACTCTTAAAACTACGTCAAATTCGCCTGGATAATGAGCGTGAGGTCAAGAGTAAGATGCGCTTTGTTAGAGCTGTCTGTGAGTCTCAGCCTGAAGTCAATGAAGATGGTACAAGGAATAAATTTCTACTCCCGGAAGATTCGATTAATTTCATTAATGAACACCTTGAGAGAGAGAATAAGAACTTTAGAATACCTGAAGGGCAATATTCACAAGAGAAGTATCTTAACTCGTGTATGCTCTTTGACGAACCCACAGCGACATACTATTTCAATGTGAGTGAGATTAAAGAGCCGATGACATTGGAAAAATTCACTGAACTCTGGAAGGGCGAATAAGCCCCAAGGAGTTCACAAAGATGAAGAAGGCGTTTATCAACCCAGAGCGCTTTGAAGAGTTGCTCACAACAGCTAAGAAAGGATGTATTAAATCAAGGAACGAAATATACCTAAACCATTGTGAACGACAAGCCAAAATATACCTAAAGCAACAATATCAAGAACTGGCAGGAGAGGTGTTCTTGTGTTACACTGAGGCGCTAGAAAAGTATGACCCTAGTATGATGCCAGAAGGGAAGCAGGCGATATTCTGGTTCTCAAGGTACTTTAAACACCGTCTGAGGTTTTGTATGCAGACATATTACCGACATACACAATACCCAGTCACCTTGAGTGCACATGCGGTGAGAACCAAGGTGGGTATTGTGGTACAAGACGTAGATGACACTGAGTTATCCACCTATGATGAACGTATTACAAATCTCATTGAATACTACTAGACATACGTCTATTTTCTTCTAAAGAAGCCTGTATAATCGGTGTACAGGCTCTTTTTTTTATGTTAACCGAGGGATAACAATATGGCTAAGTATAAAAAAGCTTATGCAAAGAAATTAATTGAATATGGTGAACAAGGGAAGACGTTCTCCAGGTTTTGTGCAGACGTAGGGATACATCGTTCAGCAGGTTATAAATGGATTGACAGACACCCTGAGTTCGGTGAAGCGAAGAAGATGTTTGACACCAGTTTCCTAGCTAATTTAGAAGATATTACTATGGCAGTCATTCGTGGTGAGGCTCAGACTAACTACGGTGTGTTAAAACTAATGCTACAGTCCGTTTCAAAAGACTATCGCCAGAACACACTAAACGGTGATGTAGATGATGTAGAGAAGAAGCCTACTCAGTTGAACATCACATTCACTGAGGCAAAGAAGGAAGAAGATGAATAGAGTAGAAGAGACTTTCAGAGAGGTAGTAGGTGGCCTAATAAACCTTTCTGGTTTACTGGCTCCTAAAGAATTACCTGAGCCACCTATGCAACAGGTACAGCCAATGGGTACCGGTCAATACGATGACCCAGCAATGATGGACCCAGCAGTAGCGAAAATGATGATGATGCAGCAACCTGTGAACCTCGCTGGCGGTTCAACTAATTCAACCCCGGAGGAAGTGGGACAAGGACTCCCACCGGTTCAGTACTGATATGAAAAAAGCACTTTTAAAGAAGCAGATTGAACTACTACAAAGTAAAGCCAAGGTTATACTCTTTGTCGCAGGCATTGGTAGTTCTAAGACGTATACTGCATCATTAAAAGCTGCTATTGCATTACTAGAGGGTCATCATATTATCATAACTGCTCAGAGCTATAAGTCACTTAAGATTGTACTATTTGAAGAGATACAAGAGCGACTAAGAGAGCTGGGTGTGTATAATGATTGTATTGTGAATAAGTCAGATATGACAATATTCTATAGTGCAGCGAACGGCAAAATATGGGGATTCTCAGCGGACGCATGTGAACAAGTACGTGGTATCACTGCTGATATGTTGATTATGGATGAGTGTGCATTGGCTGATATGTACACATTTCAGATATTACAGGCAAGGTTACGTAGACCAGGCTGGACTATGCAGACGATATTGATATCAACCCCTCGGGGAACTGATAATTGGTTGTATACTATGTCTCTACGTGATGATGTACACTTTATTCACATGAAAACAAGTGATAACATATTCCTACCACCAGATTTCTATGACCAGATGCTCCTTGACTATGCTGGTGATGAAGCACTCATGAGACAAGAGTTAGAAGCCAGCTTTGAAGAGTTCTCAGATGATAACGTCATTATAACACCGCACGATTTCCGTTCTGCAACCGAGCGCATCCCTGTAGCACCCACAGCTGACGATAAGATTATTGCTGGTTTTGACGTAGCTCGAATGGGTAAAGACAGCTCAGCTCTGGTCATACGTCACGGTGGTAAGATACTGACGCATATGTCTTGGCGAAACTCTGACATTCCAGCGTCTTGTGACAAAGTGATGGGTGAAGTCGTCAGACATAACGTGGACTGCTTAGTGATAGATGGTGTAGGTTTAGGTGCAGGTGCTTATGATATACTAAAGCAAAAATTAAGTAGAGTGTGTGAAGTCGTAAATTATAATGGTGCATTCGCTCCAATTCGCAAAAGCAGTAAATTCGCTAATGCGAGAGCCGAGAGTTGGTTCTTGTTGAAAGACTGGTTGAAAACTGAAGGCTCAGTACCGAACATCGATGAGTTTAGAGAGATGACTACAGTCACTTTCAAAACAAATGTGCAAGGGAAGATACAGTTGGTATCCAAGGCTGACCTGAACAAATCACCGGATGTACCCGATGCATTATCAATTACATTTAGTAGTAAAGTTAAGTCACTTAGGGAAAAGGTGACCGCAAACCGCTCCCACCAGGGGACCTTTATAGGATAATAATATGGCAAAGAGAACAAAGAAAGTAGCAGCTTATTCAGCTGAAGAAGAAGCTCGTAGGAGCGAGATACGTAAGAAAATAGATGAGATGTACTCATACTATGCTGACACGTATCAATATGTACAGACACAGCTGAAATACGCTGCTGGTGACCAATGGGACGAGGGCGTAGCTGCAGAGCGTAAGCGTCAGGGTATGCCTACTGTGACTGTACCCATTTTACACAGCTATATCACTCGTATCGTAAATGACTTTAGAAAGAACCCAATTGGAATGGGCGTTGAGTACGAAGATGAAGATATTGCTGACATTCTGAACGGGATGTTGCGTGCAGTTGAGCAAGACTCACGAGCAGAAGAGGTATATGAGAATTCTCACCAGCATCAAGTGGCTGGTGGTTTAGGTTGGGTCAGAGTTGGTCTTGAATACGCTGACGATGAAACTACTGACTTAGTTATCAAAGTGTATAAAGTTACAGACCCCGGAACTTGTTGGATAGACCCGTTCCATACTCTTCCAGATGGCTCTGACGCTCGCTACGGAGCTCACGTCAGTTATATTAGCAAGGAAGAAGCTGAAGTCTACGGTGAAGACTATAACACAGCAGCTTGTGATGTAGATATTTACGGTGAAGCTTTATTTGAGATGCCTGATGATGCTGTAGCTGAAGTGATATTCTATGAACTTGTTGAGACAGCTGTTGACAGACATTTCTTAGCGGATGGCTCATATGTAGATGAGCTAACTGGTGAAGAAGATGTAAAAGTGTCACGCAAGATTAAGCAGAAATCGTGTCGTGTGACAAAAATTGTCGGTCAAAAGATAGTAGAAGAAGTGGATTTACCTATCCCGTACATCCTTTTAGTACCAGTGAAGGGTAATGAGCTCCCACTAGATGACAAAAGAGTTGTAGGGATGACACACTGGGCTAAATCTAGTCAAGATGCTGTGAATATCTACACAAATACTGAGTTACAGCTAGTGGCTAACGCTCCTAAGAACCCGATTATCATGGCTGAAGGTCAAGATGAAGGACATCCAGAGTGGGACGACTTTAACACTAAGAACTACAGTAAACTTAAGTACAAACCAACGACTTATGACGATGGTTCACCTGTTCCAGCTCCTCAGCGTATGAACAACTCAGCAGATATTAGCTTTGCTATCCAAGGTAGAACAGCAGCAGTTGAGACTATGGGACGCTCATTGGGTATATTTGATGCGATGCTTGGTGAAATGCAGTATGCAGGTGAGTCAGGAGCAGCTACATCTAATCGTGTTATGCAAGGTCAAATCGGTTCATTGCATTACATCCAGAACCTATCACATAGTATTGAGCAGGTGTGTCGCCTTGTCTTGCACTTAATACCTTACGCTTATACTACTTTCAGAGAGATTGCAGTATATGATGAGAATGGTGAGAAACAGAAGATTAGAGCGAATATCTCTGATATTATTACACCTAAGATGATTAAAGACGTTGGTTTCACCGTAACAAGTGGTCCAATGATTAAATCAACTGAAGAAGAGAATATTAATTCTATCATGCGTATCGCACAGCTCATGCCTGAAAGTGTGGGTATCATGGGTGATTTAATTGCTGAAACAATGGGCGGAGCTGTTTCAGAGCAGTTAGCAGCACGTTTACGCAAGACTTTACCACCTGAGCTACAGGATGACGGTAATACTGAGATTGACCCACAAACTCAAGCGATGATGCAGCAGGCTGATGCACAAATACAACAGCTTACTCAACAAAATGAATATCTTGAAGGTGTCGTACGTCAATTACAAGCTCAGTCTATTGCAGACCATGAGAAGAATAAGACGGATATTATCCAAACGGTTATCAAAGAAGAAGGAGCCATGGCTCGTGAACGCTTGAAACAAGATGGTCTCAATGAACGTCAGCAAGAGGATATAGAAGCAGAAGCGTCTAAGGACATGATGCGTTATGCTGAACAAGTGTTAAGTGAAGATGTTGGTACAGTGAGTGAAGCTATGGCACCAGGTTCTGAGGACTATGTACCTCAAGTAGCTGGCCCAGTGGCTGACCAACCTGAATTCATTGAATTTGATGATGAAGATACATTAACATTTGAAGCGTAAACAAAACGTCTATTATATAATTTAAACGGGGATGAAATACTCCCCAAATTTATCCACCGAACTTGGCGGTGCTAAAATATTTCAAGGGTAATACACATGGCAGCAAGAATACAAGCTGAATCGGCAGCTCCATCAACCGAGGCTCCTACAGAAAACGTAGGGGAAATTAATCAAAATCCTGTTGAGAACGTGCAAGCTCAAGAGGTCGTTGAGTCAGAAACTGAGACATCAACTAGTAGTGATGAAGTCCCTGCACAGGACGAGGAAGCGAAAATTGAGCTGAGTGATGCAGATAAGATGAAACATGCGTTCGAGAAACGTCTAGGCAAAGCAACTCGTCAAAAGAAGGAATTACTTGAGCAGACTTCGGCTCAGAGTGCTAGAATAGAAGAGTTAGAACGTAAATTGGCAGCGCTGGAGAACCCAGTTGCAGAGGTTGACCCGCTTGATATGACTGAGGAAGAGTATATTTCTCATAAAATTCAGGAAGCTCAACAAAAGCAACAGCAGGAGTTTTTAGCGGAGCAAACTGAGCAGCAACGTGCATACGAAGCAGCTCAACAAGTTCAAACTGAGTGGAACGCAAAGATAGAGAAGTTCGGTAAAGCTGACTTTGCTGATGTGGTAAGTGTCGCACAAGACTACATACCAGACGATGTAAAACAAATGGCTTTATCATCCGATATCGGTCCAGAGCTTGTCTACACTATTTCTAAGGATGTTGATACAATCGAGAGACTAAACCGATTAGACCCTGAGAGACGTAGATTTGAAATTTACTCAATTGAACAAAGATTAAAAAACCCCGTTTCTACTGCGCAACCTGTTCCTCAGGCTGATAGAGGTGCTACTCCACAGGTTAAACCATTTGACCCACAGACAGCTTCTATGAAAGAGTTTTTGGAACATAGAGCGAAGAAGAGACAACAACGTTTTCGTTAATTTAAAATAAGGAGCCACAAAACATGGCAAACGTAAATTTAACCCCAAGTTGGATTACTAAAGAATCCATCGCAATCTTGAGCGAAAAACTTAATTTCGTTCGTAATATTCATGACGGTTTCACCGGTCTTTTCGGTGATAAATCGTATAACAAAGGTCAATCAATCCAGGTTCGTAAACCTGCACAATACAAAGGCCGTTCAGGTGCAGCTCTAGCTGTTGAAGACCACGTTGAACAAGAAGTAACACTAGCTCTTGATTTCCAAGAAGGTGTTGATAACCAATTCTCATCTGTTGAAATGTCTTACGACCTTGACAACTTCTCTGACCGTGTACTTGCACCTATGATGAACACACTTGCTGACCGTGTTGAGACTAAAGTTCTTGAAGCTGTTGGTGGGTTCTCTGTTATCAATGGTTCTGGTGCTTCAGGTGAAGTAGTATACCGTGACTACGCTCTAGCAAAAGCTTATCTTGATAATCTTGCTATTGAGTCTGGTAACCGTTGTATCCTTATCGATACTATCATGCAAGTTGAAATCATCGACCAAGTTAAATCTTTCTTCCAAGCTCCAGAGCAAATCTCTAAAGCTTACATCGAAGGTTCAATTGGTATGAATGCTGGATTTAACTGGTATGAGTCTTCTCGTATACCTCTTACTGCTTCTGTTGCAACTGGTAACGATATCCTAACTATCGGTTCTATCTCTGGTAACGCTATCGCAGTAACTGCTGGTGGTGCTTCAACTGTTATCGCTAAAGGTACTCAGTATGCATTAAATGCAAACCTTGTTCATCCTCAAAACAAGAAAGCTCTTGTTGGTCAAGTTGCTCACGTAACTGTACTTGAAGATGTAACTCTTGATGGTGCTGGCGCAGGAACTATCCTAGTAAATGCTGACATCGTATCTTCTGCTGCTGACGCTCGTCAAAACGTAGATGCTGCTCCTACTACTCTTACTGTAGTTGCTCAAGCTAAACGTAAATCACTTGCGTTCCACAAAGATGCAATCACATTTGCTGCTCCAAAATTAGTAACTCCTGAAGGTACTGATAAAGCATCTGTTGAGTCAATCGACAACCTTTCTCTTCGTTACATCCGTGACTACGACATCCAAAATGACGTATTCCCAGCTCGTTTCGACATCGTTTTCGGAACAACTGTAGTTCGTCCTGAAGGTATCGTAACACTTATCGAAGGATAATTTTAATCACAGTTCCATGTGTGGCTGGGTGGGCATCTGCCTGCTCAGCTTTTTTTATATAGAGGTTTTATTATGAAATTCAAGACTGAATTAAGCAAAGAAGACTTTGAGTTATCTCATGAAGTTTTCTGTAAGAAATACAGACATCAACCTAATTATTTTGCATTACTAGCTGAGAAAAAAGCTGGCCCTAAGGTTGAGGTGAAGAAAGAAGCTGAAGAAGC